CTCCGATATATCGGTCATAAGTTTGTTTGTCATGTCTGGCAAGTTCGGTCTCGAAAGTCTCAACTCTCTGCTTAAAGACTTGATTCTGGGCAGTAGCGTTTGAATGCTTGGTCCAGTGGATCATGTCGGTGATTGAGTCGATGGCGAGAGGGGCCCTAATTAGGGTAGGCCTCTGTGAGTCCGGTAAAAATCTGCGCTTAAGATAAGTCACTTCGTGAATGTTTTCAAAATCGAATGTAACTGTCTCGCGCTTCTGTGAGTCCGTATAGCCGATTCCCAGGTCTAAAAAGAAAGACTGTATTTTCTGGAAATTAACATATTTTCGGAGGAGCGATGAAAGAGCTGCTAAGTGGTCATCACCATAGCAGGCGAGTTCTGTATTTTCTCGCAGTAGATCCACATCAATTGTGCGGTCCTCTTTTTGCTCAAACTCTTCCTTTTCGAGTATCTCTACGATGGCACAAAGGAGATAATACCAATCGCATAGGGAGTTTAAAGGTGCTGTTAAAGGCACTCCAGAAGGCATCCCAGACCTTTTCTGGACCACAGTATTAAGTACTATGATATAAGTGTTGATGAACGACATGACCAAAGCTATCCGGGCTTTCTGATTCTCTTCTGAGTCTCCGTACCAATTGTTGATAAGCTTTGCGCCTTCTAACATAACGTCTGGCATCAAAATGCCATCCCAATTTGAGTAGTCTCCAGCTATAAGGGATTTTTTCCCAAAGCGAGTCATTCTCGTGTAGAGGCGGGTCCAGTCGTGTCCCGTTGGATCAATTCCGACACTAATGGGCATTTCCACGCAATTTTGTTGCATGGCGCCCATAAAAACACCAAAGTATTTCCGAGTTAATAGGGTAATGTGCAATGGTAAGCACTCAAAGGTTCTCACCTTTCCCGCTCGGATCTTCTTCTCTGAGAGTAGTTCGTCCTTCATGTTTTCGTAAGCAAGGTATGTTGGAATAACACCTGCTCGTATCGCTTGTTCCGTTTTGTCGAATTCCTCCATCATATATTGGCTAAGTATTTTGCCTTTGTATTTTGGAGCATCGTCTTGTCGATTTAGCACGTAATGAGCTTCTAACCCTGTCCTGTAGGCATCGTTTTCGTCTGTTAAAATAGCC